AGTCTAACGCCTCTCCTATCTGCTTTGTAGCTGATCCTGTGCCGTCTGATAATGATACTACTGATGGCTTCATCTTAGCAGTAGAGCATTCATCTAGTGCTTGGTAAGCTGACATCGCTGACAGTTCATCTTCAACTATCCATAGGTACTTGTTACCAGTGTCAGACAACTGGGCTTGTGCTAACCCGAACAACTCTGTATCACTACCCTTGTGGCCTAAGTTAAAAAAGAATTTAGGTTCTAAGTTTCGTACCTTAAAACCTATCAACTCACCTGCCTTAGTCTTAGGTGTGAAGTACTGCACAATGTCTGATGCACGATAGTTATCTAGCCCAACCCTAACACCGAACCTCTCAGCTACATGCTGCTTGATCTTTCTAGCTGTTAGCTCACGATAAGGACACTCCAAAACCTCGGCTATCTCAGACTGCGCTTGCTCTGGTGTCTTAGTGACAACTGCCTTTGCCTTGTACAGCTCAGGGTCATACTCTTTAGGTGGTACATAGTGTCCACATGCAGACCTTGAGCACTTAGCAAAGCGTTCACCCTCTTCGTTCTCTAGTATTAACAAATGATTGCTAGTCCTGTCGCCTCCAGTCTTAGCACACTCAGGACACAGGGTGTTACCTATGATTTTAAGACTACTCATTCGTCCAACCCTCTCTAGCTATCCTCTTGCGTAACTCCTCGTCAGTCTCTGGGTCAACCTCGTCAAGCCTAGCTTGCTCCCAAGCTTCGGGGGTAACTGAGTAGCCAACCTCTGGGTCTGTCTCTAAAGTTTTAATAAACTTCATAGTTGTTTCTCCTTAGTAAAAGTAGCAATGGCATCGTGTATGCCTCGTGCTAGTTCTTGTGCCATGTCAGCCGCTATCTGTTCATTGAACGGGCTGAGCTTAGTTGTTGGTACTGACAGATAGTAGCATAGACAATCCAATGCGTGGTGAGCTAAGCCGCTATCCTCGATAGCTTCTAGGAAAGTATAACCTATATCGACTTTCTTTTCCATAACTTCTTTAGTGTTAACCATAGTAACATTACCTTTTGTTTATATTTAACTACAAGCATTTACTTGTTAGTAAAAAAATGATATAATCTATTTCTAATATTAAGTTTTAACAACTTCTTTTCTAATCAAACAGTCAAGTCACTCGAAGTAACTCCTCATGTCATCAGCTATAGCAGTGATCAAGTCATCTGCATACATAGCCCTAGCCAAATGTTCTCTAGCATTCAGCCCCACGAACGAACCCTTCGGTAGCATACATAAGTTCTTTATTGCCTCCTCACATCTAGCTGAGTTAGCTATTGTATCTAGCACCAGATCATAATTAAATATCATAGCATCATCTACATCATCAGTAACTCTCTGCTTGTATGCTACCTCTTGTTCTGTCGTCATTACTAAATCGTGTTCATCTTTCATTAGTTAACTCCTCATATTGTTTAACAAAGCGAGCAGCATCAGCAGCAGCATCAGCATAAGCAGCATAAGCAGCATCAGAAGCAGCAGCATAAGCAGCATAAGCAGCATCAGCAGCATCAGCAGCAGCATAAGCATTAGCTTTTAGCTCCTCTTTAGTAATTGATTCAGGATTAGCTAGCCATTTCTTAACTAGCCCTATGTGTTTATTCATTGTCTTCTCCCTTCTCTGTTGCAGCTATCACTGCGTTAACTACACTCTTATAAACTAACAACTCACCACTGGGAGTGTATAGTTTATCTGTATAAATAGACTTCAATGCTCTGTTTACTTCTTCACTAGTCATTTAGTTAACTCCACTGTAACACCTGTATACGTTTCAATACTACTCATTACCCATTCCTCACTTTTCTGCAATGTTTACATTGTTTGATTTTGAATTCTTTGTCATTCAGCGTTTGGATGTCGTGCATAAGTGAATCGAGTAACTCACGTCCGTCTTGGCTTATACATATATTTGTCGCTTTTACTTTCTGCAAGATGTGATACAACGCGTCCAACTCATAGTCGGTTAACTGGATAGTCGCATCAGGTGTGTGTGCTTTTCTGCGTGTTATACATGATGTGCTCATTCTTCATCTTCCTCTCTATCTGCTGCACAATCTAAACACAGCTCTTCTTCCCAGTCAAATTCACTCTCATCTACAAACTCATCACAACTTCTACATACACCTATTGCCATGTCAATCTCCCGTTTAATTTGTTAACTTCTCATAGCTCACTCAGTAACTCTTTGTTATACGTCTTTCAGTGCTGCCATAGCTTGCTGCATTTTACAATCGCTCAACTTACCGCCATCAAAATTAATACAGTCATTTAGCAACTCATTAAGCGCGTATTTAAGCGTCTCTATTCTAAAGGCTGCTTCATGGCAAGTCTTTCTAACATCTGGCCTTACGCTGAAAATTGAACTAGAGTCTCGCGTTACTTCTTTCCGAAGTTTATTTGTCAAGTCTACGTCAGTCATTTAGTTAACTCCACTGTAACACCTGTATACGTTTCAACCCAACACTTAGCACCACATGACAGGGGTTTGTCTGGGGAGTATACTAACTTGCTAGCCCCATTGATATCCACACTGTACCCCTTGATGTTTTCCTTTGAGGTCTTCACTGTATACACAGGCTTCTGGTCTAAGCCCTTAGCATTGTGTCGTATGTTATGCTGGTTGACATGGATACGTTTGATTGTACCAGTCTTAATGTAAGTTTCATTCTTCATTTTCAAACTCCCACGTATGATAATCACAAGCCCTTAGTTTATCGTTGTCATCTCTAAAGAATCCAACGCCATTAGCTGTAAATATCTCATACTCTTTGTTTAATGTCAAGCCTACCATGTTGTATGCTTCTATCAGTGTGCGTTTCATTCTACTATTACCTCTTTCGTGTGTACAACAACCCCCCTCCTACATACAGCCGCTTTCTCTGCTTCCTCCTTAGTTGTATAAACACCCCCTAGCACCATTGAAGAGGGTGGTTCAGGGTAGTATGTAACCCAATATTCTACTAGCTGCGGTTTAACTCTGTATACATCAGCTTCAAAGAAACAAGGTCTATCAACAGCTTCCCACGCACCAGTGTAATCAGAATAATATTGTATTTCAGCACCCTCCGCCCATTGTTTAATAATTTCTACATGCTTGTGTGGTTTATTCATTGCTTAGCTCCTCAATCCGTTTCAATAACACATCTATATCTTCTGCTGTTTGTCTCCCTATAACGTCATCTGTTATGCTTGTCGAGTAGTCTAGCTGGTTGTCCTTGCCGACAACTGCAAGCTCGTAAGGTGCCCTCCCATAGCCTTTCGTCATAACGCTAGCTCCGTAGCCGTTAGGGAATTTTAAGCTTGCATACTCACCCCTTGTGTATATTTTATCTTTAAATACTAGCTTATTAAAATGTTCCATTGGTATTTCCTCTTAGACTATTGAATTAATGACTAACAACGCAACACTCACCGCTGCTACTGTTAAACATATTGCTATTAACATCTTTGTTTCTTCATGATTATCCATTATAAATCCTCTCTGTTTAGTTATTAACACTCTATTCTCCTTAGCCTAAAGCTTTCGCCGCTTTTTCTTCAACTCGATTAAACCCAACACCATATAAATTTCCATGTTGTTGCTGTATGTAGGACAGCCCCGCCCTAGCGTCTATTAAAGCGTCTTCCATTGCTCTAGCTTTTCTGGCGAACTCATCCATAGTCCATTCATCTGGCCTATCAGTTCTCATATTCTCTAACATAACACTTAATCTCATTTCTCTATTCCCTCTCATTAATTAACATTTATTATAACAACCACTATTGCTAATGGTTGCTAAATACATGCTATTAGTCTTCTAGGTATTCGGTTAGCTATTCGACTCATTAAGTAGTAGTACCTCGATAGTACTGACGACAAGCTCGCAGAAAGTGTTAGCTGTATGGTCAGAGATGCAAATAATAGGGTCATCTTCAGAACCATTGCCATATATAAGGTGGAAATTACCTAGCTCTCGGCCACCTGCATCATGGGCTATTATAATATCCTCCCCTGTTTGGCTCAGCTCTTCTAATATTAGGGCCAAGTCACGAGCGCCTGACAATACTAGCTCCTCGCCATCATGCACAGAGATACTCCTATCGTTTACTAGTAGCTCGTTGAGCAGCAGTTGAACGCAGATTCTGTCATCGTTGTTACAGTATTTAGGTTTGTTTAAAATTAAATTCATAATATATTCTCTCTGTTAGTTGTTAGTTTTTAAAGCTTACATTAGTTAACGCTTATTGTCTAGGATTATTCATCCATTGCATCAAAGAAAAACTGCTTACACTCCTTACAGTCAATCTTTTCCATGACAAACTTAGTTGTTTGCACTACTCCCATGATAGGTAAGTGCATATAAACGTCATCTTTTAGGCGCTCTGGTATATCAATACCGCAATAGGTTAGCCCCGCAAACATGCCTTCGTGTGTTATGTGTCTCATATTATTTCACCGCCTTAATTAAATTGTTTTCCATAGTTATCTCAGCGAAAAACTCCCTGCCTATATTTGTTAGGTGTGGACGGTTAGCCCCTGTAAATATACCAGTTGCTAGGTATTCATCACCAAACATACTAGTCTCTTGATAGCGTAAAGGTTTACCTATATTTGCCTTTAATTCTTTTTTACTTGGGTATATTAATAACATCATTTTTATTTCTCCATTTCTTCACATGTAAAGATTAATTTAAGATGCCGTTGCTATCAGGTTAGCATCAACAATAAAAGGTGAGGTAGATTTCTTAGCCTCATTGCCTTTAACTCGTAGTCCAATGATTTTACCCCTCTGCTTTAGGTTAGTCAAGTCCGAAATATCGCCATCGTATACCTCACGCCCCATGAAATCAGTAGGTAATCCACCTCTAAACACTACAGTAATTGGAGCGTCAGTTTTTAGCGCCTCTTTTACTTGCGTTTGATACTTAGCCGCAGCCGAATAGCTAAACATTAAGTCATAATTAGCAGGCGTTTTTCCTAGTCGCTTAGCCCGCTTAGTGTAGTCATAAAAAGTAATCTCTGGGAATTCTTGAGGTATATTGTGCTGCTCCCATGCGATGTCTGATAGCACATTAAGCCGCACTATGGGCCGCTTGCCATGCTTAGCCGCATACTTAACCAGATTGGTTAGCTCACGCCTCAATTGCCCTAGAAAGCCCGCTCTATCGGTCATATAGTAGTCTGTTTTGCGTTGTCGAGCTATATTAACACTAGTATAGACTTGTGCGAACCCGCTTTCTTTCAGGCAATCATCAAAGCATTCAGCTATGCCACTACTTGGGCACAATTCCACGTTGGGCATCATTGATAACCCCGCCAAAACTACAGGTTCGTTTTCGCCTTTTGCTGTTTTAATTAGCTTTGTATTTGCATCTCTTGATAGTAATTTCATTTTTATAACTCCATTTCTTCACATGTAAAGATAATCTAAGGGTTTTTAACTACGCGTAAAACTCTATTGATCCTATGCCTTCTGCCTTGTGTCCAGTCTAACACCCTTCCGCCTCTTATTGCAACCACATGCCCGCGTACTTCTACCACATAGCAATGCAATTTGGGCAAGCCCTCTCTTTCTAGTGTCGTAATAGTTTTTGCCTTGATCTTATGAGTAACATCTAGCAAGTGATAGCCAGCCATCGGAAATGCTGCCCGCCATTGATACCAACTAGGGCCGCGACCTTTTTTCCTGCCCGCCTTAGTTAGTATTGCATGAGCTGAATCATAGCTATGTCTTGTGGTTAACGCAAGCGCCTTTACGGTGCAATCGTTATGCTCGCCTACACTATCACTACGCGCAAAGACTGCCTCTTTAGAGTATGCCATATCGTTATTTCCTAAGTAGTTGGTTTAATAAATGGCACTATAAACAAATGCCATCTATAAAGCAACTTTCTTTACATGTAAATATTAAGCAGTTGCCGCCGCCACCGCCTCCATTATTTCGTTTGCTAATATATCTTGCAACTCAGGCGATAGCTGGCTGGCCTTGTTCACCGCTTCAAGTAGCAAGCCCGTTAGCTTGGGCGCAGTCACTGTAACGTCACTGCTAGCGCCTTCGCTATCTCCGCCCTCTTCTGCATCCTTAGTCTTAGCCTGTACCTTGGTTTTTGGTCGCGCATCGTATGCTGTCCGTAATTCGTTGAATGAATAGTAACAATTGCTGAAGTCTTTAGCCCCAAACGCCATTATTGAGAAGTAAGCGGCAAGGTTTATGCCAGTTTCGTTTTTTAGCTCTTCGGGAGATTTAAAGCCGATAGCTGCAAACCATACTTTTTTTGCCAGCTTGAATTCTTTTTCGCGGTCTTCACATGTAAAGCATGTAGCAAAGTTACCAAATAGCATTTGTGCGGCAGATGTTTTGGCCGTATTCGCTTTGTCGAATGCCTTGAAAGTCTTTTTAATATTAGCTTGCTGCGCTTTCAACTCTTTGTCTGTAGCTGTAGCGGTAATGGCAGTAGTGGTGTCTAGTGTTGGGTTTAATGTGCTCATTGTGTAGTGCCTCTATAGGTTAAGTGTTCGGACGCCAGCAAGCGC